TCCACATTCCAGTTCTTGCAGTAAAATCTTTAGAAGCATCTATGCTAGGACATTGCATCCAAGTTCTCTTACCTTGTCTTAGTAATCTTGGATGATGATAGTGTCCAGTAACTAATATTTCAGCAGCACCACTAGGTAACCAACCAAACATTTGTCCTTGCCACCACTTCATTATCTTACCTTCTGGACCAGAACCACCACCTGTCATATGTCCGTGTGTGATAGCTACACCTTTACCTTTGATGTCAAGCAAGTGATGATAGTCAGTAGGAATAATGACTTTGACTTTATCGTATCTCTTATTCTGTGCAGTAATCTCTTTAATTATTTCAAAGTGCATCATATCAGAGTTATCTAATCTATCTGATAAGACTTGTCCTTTACCTGATCGTGTCATCTCTCCGTGATTACCACCAATACCACAAACAGTAATCTTGTCTGCGTGTGGTAGAAATGTATCAATAGTCTGCATAATCATACGCCTAGCAAGTTCATACTGCTGTCGTAAAGTTAATTCTATATTAAATGGCATAGAACTATAGAAAGATTGGTCACAGTTCTCTGTTAAATCACCTAATCCTAGTAGATATACTTCATCTATTTCAGTACCTGCCTTACGCAATGCCTTAATCTGATTTACTCCCTTAATAAGGGCTTCCTCGTAGCGTTTAAGGGTATTTTCAACGCCATAATCAGCTTTACCTAACTGCCAATCAGCCATTGTCCATACAAAAGCAGTATCTCCACCATAATTTGTGTCTTTTAACTTAGGTTTCTTACTGTATTCCTTAACAAGTTTCTCAAAATATGAATCTAATGCAGGGTTCTTACGCTTTACAACGCCCTTAAATGCAAAAAAGGTGGTTGTTTGTCCACCTTTTAACTGTGCTTCCCAACTAGATGCACGAACCTTGCCATCTATTTCATAAAACTCTGGGTCAAATCCCCAATCTCTAAGTATGTCATCATATTTAGATTTGTAATCAGGATCAGTTCCCACATAAGTAACTTCTCCTCTACCAGATGTTTCATCAAATTCAATGGATGGTTGCCATCCAGATTTATAGTAATTATTTCCTAGTTCTTGTGTCATACGCAGCCTTTCTGTTATGGCTAATTATAGACAGTTGGTAGGACTATTTCTACTTACTTAATTTTTTCTTTGCAAATTCCTTGACAACTACCATAGCAGCTGATGCACCTGACATAGCAGCTAACTGCCATAGTTCAGCATTAACATTTACTAATGGTCCTACTGTAAGCACTCCTAAAAATGCTTGAACAAAAGTCCAAAGAGTTTTTTCTAACACTATTTTATATTCTTCACTCATTGTATTATTCTTCCTAACTTTAATTTGTTTTCTATATTCTCTAGTTTAGCAATGATGGTATCTAATTTTCTTTGAATAAACTGTGGATGTATCATATCAGGACCTGCTGCATTAGATAAATCTTCAGCAGTTATGTTAGTTGTATTCTTTAAAGCTGATGTATCAACTGTAGTTTCTTCTATGATCCATTGTCGCCAAGCATCTCCAGGACAAGCAGTTTGTTTAAAGGAACTATGAGGTCTTAGTTCTCCTTTGACTTGTTCGTAGAGCCACTTAACAGATTCAATAGCTTTATCTGATGGCTTGTCTGTAGCATTGATACCACCCAACCAACACACAGCAACATAATGCTTGTTATTAAAGTTAATTTCTTGCCTACTATTACCACCTTGTGCAGCACTTCTGTTTCCCCAACCTCTACCTTCATAAATTTGTCCTGTATCTCCTACTAAAAAATTATACGCTATGTCGTTCCAACCTCTATCAACTTGATGTAACTCTTGTATCTTCTTAACTTGATCTATCTCTGCTTGATTACCTACAGCAATAGGATAAGCAGACCAATGTACCACTAAACCTTTGACTTCTCCTAGCTTTGAGAAAGGAGTTTTGTTAGGCTTTGCACCCCACATATCTCTAGTTATCACATTCACAGCTTCTATCTCCATTCTTACAGTTGCATATACTTACAGATGAACCATCATCAGCTATACATATTTTACACATAACTACATTATGAACGCAGCAATAACAAATGCTACTGTTGCCATTAATCCTAATACTTTATTGAAATCTGATTTATCTAATTTGCTGTCTAACTTTTCATCTAGCTTATCTAATTTTTCTAATACCATTGCGTTTAACTCCTTCTGTGTAAATCCATTAGTGTATTTTTCAGATGAGTTAGACATTATGGTAGGTCATCCTTAGAGATAAACTCCCATTCTTTATCCCAATTTCTATGAGATAAATCCCAATCACTTACTCTTTTAATAAAAGATATAATCTCTTTTAAAAAATAACCTATTATAAATCCTATTACGAAGTCCATAACTACGATTGTAGCATAAGATTATCTAGTAGTTAAGGTTTTGGATAAGTGTCTTTAACTAATTGTCTTGCTGCTTGTAAATCTGTAAGAGTTTGTCCACCATCTAGTAATGCGTGTATGCAATCTTGTAATGATGGATATTGTTCAAGTCTATTTTTAAGCCAACCATTTTGTGCTTCATCATCTAAAATTGCTGCAAGGTTATTAATCTTTTCTGTGTATTCTTCATCAGTAAGCTCTGAAACAACCCCATTAATATCTTTATTTAAAGGCTTTTGTGCTTCTATTTCATCTGTTGCTTGTTGTATAAAATCTTCTATTGCCATTAGCTATCAATTATTCCAAATATTTTAACAGAACCTGTCATTGTTCCAGATGCTCTTGTCATAGTATAACCATCAAAAGAATTTGTTACTCCTGATGAAGCCCCAAAAAGACCAAGCACTACATCTGTTCCACTAAATCTATTAGCAGTACCTGTTATAGATGTTGTTTTTGTTTCATTAGGATTTGCAATAATATAAGAATTAATATTACCAGAACCTGCTGCATCCATATAAGCGAAAGCATTTATTTTTGTATCATTTGAACCTTTACTAACAGCTACTGTAGTACCACTTGAAAGATTATAAATTACACTCCAATCGTGTGTAGCTGATGTATAATCACTTGAACTAGCTCTAAAATTAAAATTAGTTTCACCTGTAACTGAAGCACTATCCATATTCATTTGAAAAAGATAATTTTTATAAGTTGAACTAAAAACATTATCTCGTGAAAATGTGGTAACTGCTGAAAAAGAATAATTATCTATTAAAACTAAACCAGGAGAAGTTAAACCACTTATATAAGAACTAGCAATAGCACCATCTTTAACTAATACGCCATCAATAGTTACACCACTAGCTGTGGTTTTCTCTGATATGGTATCTACTTTTAATTCACTAGCCATTTACAAGTTCCCAATTTCCTTGGTTTTCATTCCAGATGTATGCTTCTCCATCTTCAGGGTAAGCAACTGGTGCTTCCCAAGTCCAAGTAGTTTCGTTAAGAACCCAACTAGGATAAGGTTTTGGTGCTAAGAATACATCATTGTCTGGATCATAACTAAAACCTATACCTGCATAGTTACCTCTGAAAGCTGTACCATCTGCTGTATGTGCATTAGCTATAGTATTATATGAAGTTCTTTTACAGGTTTGTCCTCTAAAATCTCCATACCATTCTTCCCAGTTAGCAAAGCCTTCTGGTAATGTATCTAAGTCATCCTCATCTTTTCCAACAATGACTTCTGTTACTATATTATTTTCGTTTATAAATGCGTAATGTGCCATATCTATCTCCTATTATACACTAACTAAATGTGATTGTACCTGTTCCAGCAGTAAATACAATGTAACTATCTGTTCCATCTGTTTGTACTCCACCATCTGTTAAACCTGTTCTTGTTGCACCTATAGTAGCATCAGCAGTAGCCCAACGAAGTATGACTATTCCAGAGCCACCAGAGCCACCTGCATAACTTGCTGATGATGATGCACCAGCACCACCTCCAGAACCTGTATTTACAGTAGCAGCACTACCATTATTATTAACATTTGCACCAGCACCACCTCCACCAGTACCACCAGAGCCACCTACATTTCCTCCTCCACCACCACCACCAGCTCTAGTTACACTAGAACCTGTGATAGATGAAGCTAAACCATTTCCACCATTTCCTGCTGTTCCAGAACTACCACCAGTACCACCAGAGCCACCTGCTGCACTAGCACCACCACCAGCACCACCACTTCTGTCTGCGTAATTTGTACCATAGTTTCCATATACACCACCATCAAAACCTTGATTAGCTAATCCAGATGATGGAGTAGAAGCCCAACCAGCACCACCTCCAGAGCCACCTGTAATTGCACTAGCTCTTGAATAACCAGAACCCCAACCACCACCAGTAGCATAAATTGAATTGATGTAACTTACTGAACCAGATGTACCATTATTTTGTCCTGCTGCTGCACCTGTTCCACCTGCACCAACTGATACCTCATAAGTATCTCCTTTTCCTATAAATATAGGTGGCAAAGTATCTCCTCCACCAGAAGTTTCTCCTAAAACATTACATAAATAGCCACCAGCACCACCTCCACCTCCGTGTCCACCATTATCTCTAGCACCACCACCACCTCCACCACCAGCAATAATAAGATATTCTAATGAGAAAGCATCTACTCCACCTAAATCTTCCCAAGCTGAACCTGTATATACTTGAACTTTACTGTCATCAGAGTTGTATATAGTATCTCCAGCAACAGAAGTTAAAGCATCTCTTTGAGCAGTTGTATATGACTTTAATCCAAGTGCATTATCTATAGCTACATTGTTTTGGTCATTTGTTGAAATCTTATTTGTTTTTAATTCACTCATATTAACTCCAGCTTACTGTTCCTGTTCCTGCTGTTATTTCAATATACTTTTCAGAAGCAATAGCAGTTTCTGTACCAGCAGTTAAACCAGCACCTACTGTAATACTAACAGTATTTGGGTATCTAAGGATAACTACACCAGAGCCACCATTACCTGATGTCCACACTTTTGTACCATCAGTAGATAATCCACCAGCACCACCACCACCACCTGTGTTAGTTGTTCCATTAGTTCCTGTTGTGTCATATCCACCTGCACCACCACCATCAGTAGCAGAACCTGCTGTATGTGTAAATGATGCGTTATCTGAACCACCAGAACCTCCACCACCAGCTCTACCTATACTAGAACCTGTAATGCTAGATGAAACTCCTGAACCACCATCTCCACCTGCACCTGTTGCCCAGTTATCCCCAGCACTTCCAGCACCACCACCTCCTGATGGTTTATATGCAGTACCTGCACCTGTTCCACTATCAAAACCTTGATTTGCAGTTCCTTCAGCAGCAGTTGAATTAGATGAACCACCACCAGAACCACCTCTAAATCCAATATTTGTTGCTCCACTATTTCCACCATTACCTCCACCAACTGCTAATAAACTTCCAAAGTAAGTATCTGTTCCTCTTGTTGCAGTAGTGCTTGGGTTATATGAACCACCAGTTCCACCACTACCAATAGAAACTGCATAATTAGTTCCTGTTATTGCGTAATATTTATTTGAAGCTGTACCACCACCAGAATTTTCACTATCAACAGTAGAAATATATCCACCTGCACCACCACCACCTTCAAACATTCCACCACCACCACCACCTGCAATTACTAATGCTTGAACTTGAAAATTATCAGCACCTGTTTGTACCCAAGCAGAGCCATCATAGTATTCTACTTTTCCTGTGGTTGTGTTATATATCATATCTCCAGCAACTGATGTAAGTGCATTTCTACCTGCTGTATCGTATGACTTTAAATTTAAAGCATCATCAAAAGAAACATTGTTTGTAGAATATTTACCAATAGAGTTTGTTTCTAGTGTACTCATTATAAATCATTCCAACTTGTTCCATTATAAAACTGTACTTTGTTGTCATCAGTATTGTATATCACATCTCCAGCAGAACTTGTTAAAGCATTCCTTGCTGAAGTTGTATAAGACTTTAAATTTAAAGGCACTTGCATAGCAACATTGTTGCCACTTGCAGTTGATATGGTATTAACTTTTACATTAGCCATTAGATAACCACCATTGTACCATTATTTGTTACAGTACCTGTGATGGTTATTGGACCAGCTAATACAGCTCCTTCATCTGTTGCCACAGTATAAGTAGCAGCTTGGGTTTGATGATGTCTAAAGATACCACCATTTGTTGTTAAGGCAATACCACCTGTATTCCAAGTAGCCATATCTGTACTATCTAAGTTGTAATCTAAACCATTATTGATACCATCTGTAATTGTTAAATCTGAATCTCCATCTGTTAATGCGTTAGCAGAACCTGAAGCAATCTGTGATGGTTTAACTTTGTAAACTGTACCATCTGTAACATCTTCTAAGATAAGTAAGTCATTAAAAGTATCTACTGTTATACCTGAACCATCTGCTAATTGTGATGGATCAACAACTAATGATGCAGAGAAATCTCCTGAAGTAGCACTATCTCCACCTGATAAACCAGAAGTTGCAGAAGTTGTAATTGTTACTCCTGTAATATCTCCTTGTGAAATAATGTCAGAGATTAATGCTTTCTTGGTAGAGTTATCTGTTACATCTTCTATAACAACATAGTCAGTTGATACTGCTGTTGCTGTTGATAAATCATTTGCATCTAATACTAAATCAACTGTTTGTCCTTCACTAGCACTAGATGTCTTAGTTAAACCTGCACCTGCTGTTACATCTTCTACATAATTACCTGTAGTATCTGTTCCTAATGCAACGCTATCAGCAGCTATTGTAGTTGTAATACTTGCTGTATCTCCTGCACTTGTAAATGTTGCAGAACCAGTTACATCTCCTGTAAGTGAAACTGTTACTGCACTAGATAACGCACCTGCTGTAGTAGCTGTGTCTGCATTACCAGTTAA